GGTAACTGGGACAGAGTGCAAGTGCTCCGAGCATGGTTGCGGGCGGTGCTCCTAAGCCACTCTGATATACAGAAATTTGTAGAGATAGTAGGGCCAGGTAAATCAGGTAAGTCTACTTACGCCAACCTAGCTCATGCACTGGTAGGAGATGACAACGCAATGATCTCCTCATTAGAGCATTTGGAGAAAAATCGTTTTGAAACAGCTAACTTATATAAGAAAAAGCTTTTACTATTCAATGACGTAGAAAGATATGGTGGTTCTGTATCGGTATTAAAGGCTATAACAGGTAGAGACTTGATAAGACACGAAAGAAAATTTCAGTCTGGATCGCAGAAACCATTCAAGTTTAATGGCTTGGTTATGATCACTGCCAATGAACCAATACAAACTACCGATCCTACCTCTGGGTTAGCTCGTAGACGTCTCACCATACCCTTCGATAAGCCCTTCCTAGGCAAGTCTGCAGATCAACGAACCCTAATAGATATGGACGATAAAGGAAGACCCTTTGGGGACTTTTCTGGCATGTTGTCTGGTCTAGTTAACTGGGTGTTAGATATGTCTGAAGCAGAGATGAGAGAGTACTTGATGGAGACAACACAGAAGGTAGACTTCTTCGCAAAGCATAATAGAGAACAAATATTGAAATCCAATCAAATAATGGACTGGATGGAACATTGCTTGGTGTTTGATGAAAACGCTTCTGCACCTATAGGATTGGCAAAGGCTGCTCCAGCTGGATCTTCAAGTGTTTACATGGCTTCTGATAAGTGGTTATACGCCAGTTATTGTGAGTTTTCTAAGGCGTCAAATAGTAACATCTTAGGAAGAAGTAGATTCGAAACGTTGTTGATAGACGTGTGTGTCCACCAGTTAGGACTAAATGTATATAAGATGAAAGAACGTCGAGGAGTAAGAGTGATTAACATTGCATGCCGTACATCTGATCAGAAGTATTTAACATACCCTTCAATAATCGAAGTAGGTTTAAACAAAGAAAAGTGGAAAGAACAGTATGGCAATATATTAGATACTCCTACATAAACCTGAAAATGGAACCAGGGAAACATTTAATCCTAGACTTCTATGGATGTGATTCACATCTACTAAATAACTATGAGCAACTAAAAATCATATTTGAAGAATCCCTTTCATTGTGTAATGCTTCCGTTATAAAAGTAACAGGAAATAAATTTGAACCTCAAGGCGTAACCTTATTAGCTTTGTTGGAAGAATCCCATGCCTCACTGCATTCTTGGCCGGAATTTAATTACTGTGCGATGGATTATTACACATGCGGAACAGCTGCTAGACCTGAAGAAATAATTGAATATTTATATCTAAAACTAAAGGCAGATTCTCGTTTGATAAGAAACTTGGAACGCTCTCCAAAATTGTGTATATTTAGGTAAGAATAACAACCCTAAATGAATAAGAAACCGAAGCTTTTATGGATCGGAGATATAGTAGCTAAGACAGGATTTGCAAGAGTAACAGAAAACGTATTACCCTTTCTTAAAGATGATTTTGATATAACAGTATTAGGAAACAATTGGTGGGGAGATCCTTCTCCTCTACAGCAGATTTACACAATGTATCCCTCCTCTAATCGTTTCCAAACTGCACCTTTTGGTGAGGAGCGTATTAGAGAAATAGTATCAAAGATTGAGCCCGATATTATATTCACTATTAATGATATGTGGATTGTTAATGAACAATATAAACAGATACAAGATTTTCATAAAGATGGCAGGTTTAAATTCGTTGGCTATGTTCCTATGGATTCCTATAACTGGGTAGGATGTTTAACAGATACCGCAAATGACTGGGACGGAATCATATCATACACGGAGTTTGGGGCTAGAGAATTTATTAGAGCTGGAATCGAAAAGCCAATAGCTGTGATCCCCCATGGCGTGACCGAAGGTCAGTTCTATCCAGTAGATAAGAAAGAAGCTAGAAAGAAACTAAAACTAGACGAAGATTTATTTATAGTATTTAACGGAAACAGAAACCAATTCCGTAAAAGGTTGGATATAACTTGTGATGCTTTTGCTCAATTTGCCGTAGGTAAGCCTGATACTAGGTTATACCTGCACATGGGATTAAAAGACCAAGGTTGGGATATCATGCCTTTATTCAGTAGGGAGATGCGTAAAAGAGGATTAGATCCTAATGGGAGAATAATAATGACCACGAATACTCAAGATCCTCCTAACGTTGAAGTGGACATGCTGAATACTATATACAATGTATGCGATGTAGGCGTGAATACCTGTAAAGGCGAAGGCTGGGGTCTGGTTAACTTTGAACATGCTGCATGTAAGGTTGCCCAAGTAGTGCCTAATCATACTTCTTGTAAAGAGATATTCGAAGGTTACGGACAACTTATAGAATGCAACCATGTTGATGTCGACACCACTTTTGCTAGGGAAATGCCTTGCCCAGATGCTACTCACCTTGCAAGTATCCTTAACGAATTGTATAAAGACAGAGAAAAACTCAAAGCAACAGCAGAACTCTGCCACCTCAGAGTCACAGATCCTCAATTTCACTGGAAAAACATTGCCTCACAATTCGGAGGGGTGTTCCAGGATACATTGAACGGTGTAGATCATTCGGTGGTAGAAACTGAAGAAGAAATTAAACCTAGAAATAAAAGAAAAGTTAGAAAAATAGGATCTAAAACTTGATAGTATTTATAATAAAGTTTTAGTGTAAATTAAAATGAGTTCTAATAACAAACCAGGGGGAGATTGTAACTGTAATTGTTGTATAAATAGGAGGCAAATAGAGGAAGATAAAAGTAATAATTATGTGAAGATGTATAGACCATGGGGATGGTATCAAACCACCATGGAAGGGGATGGATTTAAAATAAAAACTATATTTATTGAAGAAGGTAATCGTATAAGTTTACAAAAACATCATCATCGTTCTGAAGTATGGACAATAGCTTCAGGTTATGGGTCTGTGTTTTGTAATGATACATGGCATTTAGCTTCTCCAAAAAACACATTTAAAATAGAAGTTGATACTTGGCACCGTGCAAAAGCAATTAAAGGTGACCTAATTATCTTGGAATTACAACACGGAAATGAATTATATGAAGAAGATATAGAAAGACTTGAAGACGATTACGGAAGAGCGTTACAATCTAGTTGAGGGATTTGGGTACCCTCGTTCATAGGTTCGTGTTTGCAAAGCACAACTCCCCTTGCTATCACAGTCGGGGGAGTTTTCTTTTTACTTTACTTTATGTTAAAACTAAGAATGAAATATTTTTACTTTCGTCGTAAGCTAAATAACATTTTATAACTAAATGTAAGGTCTATTAATAGACTCATAAGACAGTAAATAACAGTGAATAAACATTACACTATTGACAAACTGTTATTTAAGTTAAAATCAAAAAGAAAATTAGTTCATTCTCAGTTTTATGTCAAGAAATTATAAACCATTACCCCCAATTTGGCGGTTGAATGAGTTATTTATGCTGTCAGATTGCTGCCCGAATGGGTTAGTTTGGCGGGTAAATAAGGCAAGAAATAAACCAGGTGATCCGGTCGGTAAGTTAAACAAATCAACTGGATATTACATGGTCTCCGTTGATAACGAAGTGTATATGGTTCACCGTATTGTTTATTATTTAAGGATGGGAATCGCTCCTGATGCACATAGCGTACAACACTTAGGAGAAACTAAAGACAATAGGACACCTTTGATCGAGACTTATAAGACACCATCTAATAAAAAAATAATGGCTTCGGGGTTTAAATTGTAATGGCTAATGTAATAAAAACTTTTGAAACTACAAACTTTAGATGTGTAAAAAGCATTGATAAATTAACTGATTCAGAGTTATATAAACACGGATATTATCGAGGATACCAATGCCCCCATGGTCACGAAATAAGGGATTTAGAATTTCATTGGTGTTATGAGTGTGTAATTAAAATTAAATCCAATGTATGTGGCTTTGACTTAAACTTTTTGAGCAACGATTTTAAGAATAAATATTATAAACTTTGGAAAAAGATAGACATAAAGGAACCTGACGAGTGTTGGAATATGAAGTTAACAGGAAATAAAAGTCCTAATAGAATATGTTTCCCTTCTTATAGGACATTTTATAGCAGACAAAAATCAGAGAATGTTAATGCACATAAAGCTATTTACCAATGTGCTTGGGGTGATATCGGATCTATGAGTGTCACTCGTTTATGTGGCAATCCTTGGTGTGGCAATCCTTTGCATATGATATCCAGTTGGAATGCAGGATTTCCTCCTTCAAAAGTAACTCCTTTTCATATTGATTTCGACGCTCAGAAATTAATGAGAATATCTAAAGCTAGGATATTAAATAGAGATCAGGAAGTAATTAAAGCTTCTTACAAATCAACCATTGCACATCCTTTGCATGTGGAGGCTGCTCCAGATTATGATGAAGGGTAGGACTATAAAATAAAATATGACTCGTGTAAGTCAGCTACAGCAGAGACAGAGGACAGTTCAAGATCCGTTGCTTATAGGTTCTTTTGTACAAACTTCTATACGTTACTTAAGAGGAAGCTTAGGTTCTACTCACCAAGTGAACAGAGGAGGTTATGGAGGAGGTACTACCAATCACTGGTTTAAACTTAAACTAGAAACAGCAGGATGGATAATAATTGCCAATGGTTCAGTAAAACCTAAATTCATAAACGTTTCTGCTTATGATTTAAATAGAAATCCTATAGAAGGAAGAGCTATATTTCAAGCGGATAGTATAGGACAAATAAGCACAACGGACGGCTCTAAACAATATCCCTATGCGGGAACTGTGCAGGGAGCACAATCAGACACATATAATACTTTCGACGCAACAAGATTAGATAAAGGAGATGATAGATATTTTGCTTTACCTGTGGGTGAATATTTAATTTGCATATCTAGTGTCAGGCACGAGCCAGTAGATTATGCTGTAGGTATAGTAATAGAGATTTCAGACCCATTCCCTCTACTACTTACGGAAGACTTTTCTAGGCTTATCTATGAAGACGATCCTGATGCTGATGGAGATGATGCGATAATATGTGACACAACTCCCAACTTCACTGGAGATGATACTCACGATCACTCTCTTGCAGAATGGAAAACAGCATGGAATAGAGAAAGACAACCAGGGGAGCCTTTCCCTGAATTCTTAACAGAGTACACAACTACACAATAAGTATATGAATTCTAGAAAACTTTATAACTTACTCTTAGATGATAGAGCTAAAAGTTCCTCTGAAAAAATCTTAAACCTTCCAAACAAGTTTAAAAATACATGTGAACAGATGCCTTACTTACCTCAATGTAAGGTATATGACATATAAGATAAGTAGGAAAAATAAAGTAATAACTTCCAAATTATCTAACGGTGATAAATTTAAAGTAATAAGAAGACCTTTCAAATTTCCTTCGGGAGGATGGTTTTGGTTAGTAGCAATGGTAGCTTCTAAAAGTAACAGAGCTTTGAATGACTGGATAAGAGAAAGAAATAAAAGAAAAAGAGTAAAGCAATTAAACTATTTTCATCCTAGAAAGAGAGATGTAAAAGCTTTACGTATCGCTGTAAATGCTGCGAAAGATTGGATAAAAGAGATACCTGACGGAGATGTTTTAGTATTCAGAGCTGAAGGAGCAAAAGCAGATCAATTATTTAGAATATATAAACGATGGTTCGAAACACATGAAGATATCCCTTGGGTGATATCCGAAGAGCATAAATCCTTTTTCTTTTATAAGAAAAGGAACTAGAATAGGAATGCCAACCACATAAAACAATGCTTTTTTTAATTAAACCAATATTGATAAAGTTTGCTACTTCAGAACCAGTTAAGAAATTAGTTATTGAATTACTAGAAAAATTAGTTGAGTCCACTGATACGGAACTTGATAATGCAGCTCTGAACATAGTTAAAAAAGGATTGGGTTATTCTGTTACAAAGAAGTAATAGTTTAAACTAAAAGTAGCGATAAGCTTATAAATGGAAGCTACAAAAGATAAACAAGAGTCAAAGAAAAGCCCTCTCAATAAGTTGAAGGAGGTTATGGATGACAAAGAAGAACAACTAGAAATTCTAGGAACCTTCATACGCTTGGGTGTTATGGTCTGGGCTGGATTTATAATTTCTTTAAATTATGTCTCTTTTCCAGGTTTAGCTAAAGATGGTGGACCTAAGGACATCACTTTCATAGCAAGCGTTTTCACGGGATGTCTAGCAACATTTTCAGTGGACGTAGGTAAAAAGAAAAAGGAAGATAAAGAAGGATCTAAAGCATCATCTATACCTACACAAACCATCCGGATAGAACAAGCTCCCTTAAGAATAACCACGGATACAAAGAAAAATGTATAGCAACAGAGAAAACAAAAGATTATCAATCTTTTCGATATCTCTAGCTCTTTTACTAGGTGCCTCAAATATTTCATTGGTTACTTATTTAGTAAGTACAGCAAACCAAAAAACGATACCTTCTTTCGATATACCAGTGGGTCCTTACACTTCTTATCGTTTAACAGCAAATAAGAATGGATACACCCTCTCTTACAAAGCAAATGATCCAAAGAAACTTGTAACTCGTACAAGAACATCTAGCCCCAAAGGACTATTTGGTGGTAAGACAGAAGAAGTAGATCTATATGAAGAGAATACTATTCTTGGTAAGATTTCATCTGGAAACGGAGAAGGAATAACCGATGAAATGATTGCTTGTATAAAAGCGGAAGGATCTGGAGAATCTACAGGCAGGTTAATAGGAACTTCTATTGGAACAAAAGCTGCACCAGCTGTATCACAAGTACCAATAATAGGCTGGCTAGCCGCTGGCTGGGTTGCGATGCTTGGTGGAAACAAAGGAGCAGAAATCGGAGGAGAGGTAGCAAAGTCCTTTAATGATTGTTAATTATGTTTGTTAAAAAACTTACGCTTGTCACAGGCGGTTTCGACCCAATACACAGTGGTCATATCGAATACTTTAAAGAGGCAAGTAAACTATCTGACTTTTTAGTTATTGGTTTAAACAGTGACGAATGGCTTATAGATAAAAAGAAACAAGCGTTCCAGGACTGGGATGAAAGAGCTAATATAATTAAACATTTAAACATGGTTTCAATGGTAATAAACTGGGATGACTCAGATAAAACTGCCTGTGGAGCAATAGAAAAATGTTTATTGATAGCTGATGAAGTTGTTTTCGCTAATGGAGGAGATAGGCTAGTTGGTAACACACCAGAACTAGATGTATATGGTAGAAATAAAAGAGTCACATTCCAATGGGGAGTAGGAGGAGATTATAAAATTAACAGTAGTTCTTGGATTCTGAATAACTATTATAAAGATCGAGCGATGATAGACTTTAAGTAATACTTGTCTATAAATAAAATGTTGAAGTACTTATCACTATTAATATTATTATTACTTCCCACCTCACTTAGAGCTAATATTTACCACTCAATATCCAGCTCAGTCAAGCTAGAAGTACATGCTGCCGGAACGAACGCGGACCGTATCGGAAATTCATATAGTATTTCTGGAACAGGAGTTAATACCACAGATGGTACTACAGCTGGTTCGGTGGGTGGACTAGGAGCAGCCACTAACGGCGTCAATGCTTATACAGCAATTACAGGTTCTCAGCTTACTGCCGGAGATGCCTTCAGTTTCAGTTCTAGCTACACCGCTGGTGATACTGTAGCTACAAGTTTAACAGTTGGCGAGGTCAGCCCATTTGGAGACCTTACAAGTACAACAGCCGGAGTAGCAGGGTCACTTGCAGGTACAATTGATACGAAAAATGATATGACACTGGTTGCTGGGGGAGCCGGTACCAGCGTGACTGGTCAATTTGTAGTGGGACTCACCTTAGACTAGTGAGACGGCTCTTATTGCTGTTTTTATTAGTTCCTTTTCCGCTGAAATCTCAGCCTATTACTGGTGCCTTTTCTACTGGTACCATGAATAGTACTACCACTACAGTCACAAAAATAGTTGAGCAGGTGGTGTCAAAGGACTATAATTCAGGCTATAGTTACAGTATAGCCGGTACGGGAATTGAAATGACCAATGCCGGAGATATGGTTCCAAACGCAACAGAAACTACAGGAACAGCAGATGGAGTTAGTTACAAATGGACGGGGTTAAACTTCTCTACCAAGCCTTCATGGAGGCAGTCGGAAAACGGAGCTGCCTTTCAACTAACAGAGAGTTATACTCCCCCAGGGCTTTCCAACGTTACAACCATAAACAGAGAAATGACCGTGGAAAGCGTGACTGTCACTCAATCAATATTTCAAAAATAGCCTTAGTTCTATTACTATCCCCTGCACCAGTATTAGCTAATGCTGTCAGCCAATCAAATTCCGGAAGTATTACGAATCAAAATTATAATGTCAACAACGGAAATTTTCATACCAACCAGTATGGCGGAAATATAGTCTGCCAGGGACCGATGATGAACATTACTCCCTATACCTCATTCAATGCAAATTATGCCAAACCTTTTGAACATTTTTATGAAACACCCTTCTATGATCCTACGGATAATGTAGGTGCTTTTGATGCGGACGGTAATGCTATAGGGGACGGGACACCTGACAATCCCGGTAAAATACTCTTCTATCAAAAGAATTATTCTGGTACCAATAAAGATTCTTATGGCATTGGAACAGGTATAACTTTAAACATATCCATACCATTGGATAAATCATTTCAGAAAAGATGTAAATCAGCTGTAGATACACAGATAGGTATTCAAAATCAAAAACTTAAGAACCTTGAACTTGAATGGCATGTGGCTCGGATAAAGCACTGCGGAGAATTGAAACAAAAAGGAATACGAGTAACTAAAGTTTCCCCTTTCTACTCTGTTTGTAGCGACGTTTTTTTAGTTCCGAAGCCTAATCAGATTGAGAAGCATTATCATTCTCTTTCTTCTTCCGAGAAGCCGTAATTTTCTTTACAATATTTTTCGTAAGTCCTTTTATTAGATTAATTATGGCAGGTGATCCCGCCGCTATGCTTGCTATCATTATGGTATTAAGCACTAAAGTCATTTCTGGGAGCCACTGTTCACGATAAATAACATCTTCCCAAATGACTAGGCATTCTGTCTTATCTTCATTATATTCAAACCGTTGAACTCGTTCCCAGCGTTTCTCGTTAGCCCACGAGCCCACTCTTAATTTTGAATTAGGATCAGGACAAGGAGGAAAAAATGTTTTTTCTTCTTCACTTGGTGGGGGACTCACCTTTATAGTCTCTTTTAATATTAATTCCTTTTCTTTTTCCACCTCTTCTTCTGGTATAGCATAAACTACACGGGCAGGATCATACTCAATATCATCTATTTCTGCTACTTCTCCCCATGGACAATTCCAAAAACTTCCTCTAGGGTCTTCATTTACAAGATTAGAATTTTTATCTGCATCACGATGTGTTTTATAACAGCCTGGTAAAAGTAAAGAAGGTGTAACAAAAGAAGGATTAGTAACATATCCATCAAATATCCTAATAGGAGCTATTAACTCTACAGGAATATTAGGTATAGATATATCTGGAATAGATATATCTGGGATTTCCATTAGAAAGGAATACTGACTCCAGTTTTATTAGGAAGTTTATCTTCTATAGCACTTGGAAGAACCTGCTGAATATCTCCCATCAATTTATTTTTTATAAATTTTTCCAAGTTACCGCTGGTTGCATACTTATAAGCATAAAAACCTCCACCAAAAAGGGCTAACAACCCAATAGTATTAAGAAAAACCAATGCTGTAATTATTTTTTTAATCATTATTCATACACTGCCTTACCTTTAACAATCGCCGCATCTATGTCAGTGAAATCTTCCGTAGTCCAAATAGAAGTGGTCTCATCAACTTTTTTGTAAGCTTTAATTATTTCAAGGTGGTCTACATTCCTTTTAATTCTATCTTTCCACTCCTGTTCCGTTTCATTAGCATTTTTTGCCGTGTTTGTATTTATAAGAGTTACACTATCTCCGGCTGCAGAAAAGATTTGTGCAACTTCTTCGGCGGTTCTTTCTTCCATCTTTAACGATAAACTTTACTTTATTATAAGTTTCGCACATCTTAACGCAAGTCTGAATCGGTAGTATCTTCCCTAACTCGAAACACTAACAACTCATCTCCTTCTTTTATATCTCTTATTTCTGGATGTATATTACGCACAGGTCTCTCAGTTTCTTTAAAAAGCAGGTCCATAGACTTCCACATAAAAGCAAATGCCGTTCCTGTCACAAGAGCGAAACAGAAAAAATAAGTAATCTCGATAAAATTCATCTAACTAGGTTCTGTTGGCCAAGTAATATTAAAAGGATCTGATTGTGTAGGCACATCTCTTAATGCCTGACGATATGTTCTCCAATCATCTGTTAATGTACGATCACTACTAGCTCTCCAGTCAGTATCTTGCAATAGACCATTTCTTTTAAGTCTTACCACTACCCATTCATTATTTATAATATCTGTTTGTTCTTCTGTAGTAGTAGCTTCTACCTTCACATTGTAAGCTTTACCACCTTCAACATAAGCATCTACTTTAGATAGCTTTTGAGCTGGTGCTGTATAACTAAGAGTTTCTATAAGCTCAACTACATTGTTTTCTGTTAAAAAACTTGCATTAGGGCCAGTAGCAGAAAAACTTGTGTTGGGAAACAGTTGTTGTAATGTACCTGTGTTTTTTACAGTGGTACCGTCGATGATTGCATAGTTCATAATAACAGTTTAACAGTTATAGCTTTTGATATCTAAATCCATCTATGATGCAAGCGTTAGTATCATCATCAGCACCTATTCCTACGTAATAAGTACCACTAAATGAATTTGGTACTTCTATAATTCCCGTGTTAGGTTGTCCATTTGTATTGGTGTTCTGAGTTCCAATTGCAGTGCCAGATTCAGTCCAATCCTTACTACCAAGAGTAACATTGTAAGTGGTTTTACTTTGACTTGATAAATGTCGTAGATGCATCGTAACAAAACCTCCATCTGCTACATAAGGGGTTTGAAGGACTTGACCCGAATTTGGTTGTGACATCTGATATTGCACGTTAGTACCATATAAATACGGTGTTGGACAATTATTTTGTGCTGTTATTCTTCCACTTAAATAACCCCACTTCCAGACCCAAGAAGAGGTAATATTTGTATCAAATAAAGCTAACCCAGCATCAGAACACCAGTTGCCACCACTTGAGTCTTGATCAATTCTAGTTGACAGTTGAAATAAATAATCTCCGCTAAAAGAACTATTAACAGCTATAGGATAACTATTATTATCATTAGGTGCATCACCAGGGATGCTAAGACCCGCAGAAACAAAAGAAATAGTTTGCGTTAGTCCACTAACATTTGCTTTTCTATCATACAAACCAGCTGGCAAAGATCCTCCTACGTTTCCCGTAAAATCAAATACAACAGCCCCTCCGCCACTATTACCGGCAGCAGCACGAAGACGATGTGATCTTATCATCCTAGATCTCCTACGTTAGCTCCATATAGTGTACTACCTACTTTAAATAATTCTATTGCGGTAGCCGTAGCACCTCCTAATGTAGGAGCAGATCCTCCTACCCAAGTCATAGTAGGCCAAGTAAGAGTGTAGTTAGATGAACTTGCTGTGACTATTAGAAGCATTGATTGTCCAGTAGTGAAACTGTCAGTTGCCGTTCTATTTGCTCCTAATGTCCATGTTTGAATAGTTCCTTCATCAGGGTTCAAAGCAACAGAAGAAGCATCAGTAATAGTTACAACATTTTCATCTATTGATCCTGGAAGATCAATACTACCATTATCATCAATTTCAAAACCATCAAGTCCAGGAATTCTAAATTTAGTAACAGAGGTATTTCCTAATGTGATCTCGTTAGATACATCTACTGCACTAGGAAAAGAATTATATCCTAGACACATATTGTTTGATCCAATAGTTAATGTATCGCCAGCATATCTTCCTACACAGGTATTATTAGCACCAGAAGTTATATTATCTGCTGCCTGATAACCTATACCAATATT